CCCCCCCCACCTCCTTCGCCGCCTGCTCCGCCACTTGTTGCCCGTAAGTCCTGCCCACCGGCAGCACCTGCTGCTTCACATAATCCGCATGCTCCTCGTAATAGCTGTCCATCCACAGCCGCAGCCCTGCCCAATCCAACCCCTTGTTCCCCTTCGGCGTCCCCGCTCGCTTCACCGCGTTCTTCACATCCTTCACTTCCCGCCGCAGCACCCTCCCCGCCGTCTCCTGGTACAACCCCCTGAACGTCCCCATCAGCCTGTGCCTGCTCCTCGCCGCTTCCTTCCCCCTCTTCTCTTTCCCCTCTCCCAAAGATGGGAGAGGGGCCAGGGGTGAGGGCGAATTTCTCTGCGCGCTCCCCTCTCCCTGTGGGGGAGGGGCCGGGCTGTCCTTAGCCCCGACTGTACTTGAGGGGGGTGAGGTTCCCTCCTCCGTCATATTCAGCGGCACCAGCGGCGCCTCCAGCCCATCGATCGGGTTCAGATTTTCCTTCTCACGCGCATCCGCCCGCGTAAACCACCCGCTCTGGATCCCGCTCTGGTACGCCTGGTACCTGCTCAGCGTCGATCCCCGCAGCAACCCGTCTACCAAAAATTCAGAATAATAGCGCTTCCGCTCGCTTTCCACCATCAGGTTCTGCCGGATGCTCTGCTCCCATCTGGTCAGCCACGGCACCATCGTATATTGCACGAACTCGATCCCCAGCTCCTCGATATTGCTGAACGTCGCCCGCTCCAGGTCGCCGATCATGTGCGGAGGCACGCGGTAAATCCTGGCGATCTCCCCCACCTGGAACTTGCGCGTCTCCAGGAACTGCGCATCGTCGTTCGGCATCCCGATCTCGTGCCACTTCAATCCCTCCTCCAGGATCGCCACCTTCTGAGCGTTATCCAGCCCCATGTGCATCTCGTTCCAGCTCGCCCGCAAATTCTTACCCGCCTCCGGTCCTAATTTCCCGGGATGCTCCAGCACCCCGCCCGGCCTGGCCCCGTTCCCGAAGAACTTACCCCCGAATTTCTCCAGTCCCAGCGTCAACCCGATCGCATTTCGCATCAATTCCACCGGCGAATAGCCCCACATCCCATCCCCAAACGCCTTCAAATGCCAGATCCGCTCCCCGTTGATCCAGATCTGCTGGCTGCTGGGCAGCTGGTACTGGTACATCTTGACCCCGTTCTCGATCTTGATATCCAGCATGCGGTCCGGTCGCAGCGGGAATATCGATGTGATTCTCCCACCCCGGTCGTAATCGAGCTGGCTATAGGCGTTACCCCACAGCGCCAGGTGTCCCTGCAGTGTCTCCCGCATCTCGAAAGAAGTCATCCACTCGTTCGGCGCATCGTGCAGGATCGGGTACAGGTAAAAGTTCACCGCCCGCTCGCGACTCTTCCCCTTGCGCTCGTAGGTGATCAGCGGCAGGCTGGCCAGCGTCTCCGCCAGCACCCGCACGCATGCGAACACCGCCGAGCTGGTCAGCGCTGATTCCGGCGTCACGCTCACCCCCGCCGCGCTGTTCCCGCCCCCCAGCACCACCGCCATCATCTGGTCTATGAACCCCCCCCTCTGCTCCCCTTCCCGTGTCGGGAAGGGGTCGGGGGTTAGGTTTCTTCCCAATATCTGCCCTAAAATACTCATTTGCGCCTCGCCTCACCCACCACAGCCAGGACCACCAGCAGCCCCCCGCACACTGTCAACGCCGCCGCCGGCGACCACATCCACAGCCCGATTCCCATCATAACCAGCCCAACCAGGCTGATCACATCATTCCAGCCCACGGAATTAACCAGCCTATTCATTTTCACCGTAAATCGTTTGTACCAATGCTTCTATGGTTGGCAGAAAAGCCCCCTCCTCAACTTCTTCCCAATCCGGATGCTCGAATACTGCCCCATAAGCATTCCTTTGAGAATCATAAAAACCACGCACGAACTTAGTCCCTTCCGGGATACCCTGTAAGCATTTTATGGTATGGGCTGGCATGCTGTTGCCTTCTATGATCCAATCCATGATAATTTCAGGACTAAAATAAACTAGCTTTCGTTTCGCTTTCATAACGTAATAATCCCTCTCTCCGCATACACGCTCTGGCTCCCCTCGTAGAACCTGCCCCTCGCCATCGCATCCACCCACGCCGCCGTCAGGTCGATCCGCTTCGTCCTATCCACAGATCGCCCCTTATGTTCCTTCACGAACTTGATATACCCCTGCCCGTTCTTCGCAATACTCGTGTTCCCAAAGCACCACCTCGCCACCGGGTTCGCCTCGTGCGTCATCCTCCCCCGCAGCAGGTGCTCCGTCGGCACACTCGGCAAATCCCCTCCCTCTTCCCCCCCCTCTCCTTCTAGGAGAGGGGCCGGGGGTGAGGTAGGTTCCTCCCCCCCCGCCTGCCCCTTCAACAAAATCTCCACCTGGTTCATCGGATCCGTCAGGCTGGCGAACGTCTGCGGCACATCCACCGCCGTAATCCCTTCCTTCTCCAGCCGCTGGATCAGCATGGCACTCATCGCCCGGTCGCACGGCAGCTCGATCACCCTGTGGAACTTCGCCAGCTCCAGCACCGTCTGCTCGATCACCGTGTAATCGATCACGTTCCCTTCCGTCAGCGTCAAATACCCCTGCTTGGCCCACACGTCATACGGGATCTTGTCGCCCTTCACCCGCTCCTCCAGCCCCTCGCTCGGCAGCCAGCAATGCCAGAACACCCGCCAATCCTTCTGATCTCCTTGAGGAGGGAATAAGACCGCCAGCGCCGTTAGATCTGTAGTGGAGGATAAATCGAGGCCCAGGTAGCAGTCTTTCCCGAGCTGATCCGCCCGCGTCCAGTCCCCCACCGTCCGGTCGAACAATTCGAGGGGCTGCCACGTGGTTAGTTTGGTCGTCAGCCACTGGTTGAGCCGTAGCCAGCGGAAGAGTCGCTCGTCCTCCGGTTTTAGTTTGGCCTTAGTCGCCGATTCCCTCACCGCCTCGATCGTGATCGTCTCGCCCAGGCTCGGGTTCGCCTCGTACCAGTGCTGCTCGTTGTAGATATCGTCTCCCTGATAACCGTAGATCACCGGGTACCACGTCGGGTCCTGTATCTCCCCCGCCAGGATCATCCTCGCATACTCATGCTGCTCCCATCCGATGCTCACCCGGTCCGGATCGTCCCCCGCCGTCGTGATCACCCACCAGATCGGCTGTTGGCGAGCATCGCCCGCCCCGAACGTCATCACATCCCACAGCCCCCGGTTCGGCTGCGCATGCAGCTCATCGAAGATACACGCGCTCACGTTCAGCCCATGCTTCGTATACGCCTCAGCGCTCAGCACCTGGTAGAACGATCCCGTCACCCGGTCCGTAATCCTCTTCTTCGAAGGCGTCAGCTTCGCCCGCTTCCTCAACGCCGGCGCCTGGTCGATCATATCCACCGCCACATCGAACACCAGGCTGGCCTGCGATCGGTCTGCAGCGCACCCGTACACCTCACCGTTGCGCTCGCCGTCCGCAAAGGTATGCAAAATGCCGGCGCCGGCAGCCAGCTCAGTCTTCCCCTGCTTCTTAGGCAGCTCGATATACACGAACTTATACTGTCGCAGGCCGCGCTCAGTGACCGTCCCATACACATCGCTGACGATCTGCAGCTCCCACGGCAGCAAGATGAACGGCTGCCCGTAGAACTTGCCCTTCGTATGCCGCAGGCTCTCGAATATCTTGACCGCCCGCCGTGCCCGTCGCTCATCGAACATTTCCGTTCACAAACTCCTCAACCTCATCCAGCAGCGTCTCGAACTCATCCACTTGCTTCTCCGCTGTCTTCTTCGCCAGCCTCGCCCGTCCCGTCGGCGATATCCCCAGCTTCTCACTGTAAGACAGCGCCAGCCTGCTCCACGCCTGCTTCTGCTCAACCCGGGTTTCCTTCGAGTAAGCCACCACAGCATCGGCATACATCGCCAGCAGGTCCGCATCCACATTGTCCAGCAGCTTCAACCCCTTCATCCGGCGCTTCGTATAATCGAAAACCTTCCTGGCATCCGCCTCCAGCCACTTCGGCGCATGTAATGAAACACGTGTCGCCCTCTGAAGTCCCCCCTCGGCACTCTCACGAGCACCACGCTCCGCTTTGGTCAAATGTTTGCGCATATTTGGCAGGTTTTTGGGTGGCGTTGGCATTGTATTGACACCTTCCTCCCCCCTCACGATCGGGGAGAAAGATTCGCGTGGACC